AAAATGAGAGGATTTTTAGAAGAATATATAACAAATTTTGAAAAACAATATGGTAAAGAAGTAACGAAAACAACTGATCCTGGTTATAATGAGTTTTACAATTTTGCTCAAAGATTTTTAAAGATATATCCTCAAAACGCAAAGATAAATTATTCTGGTTGGAAAACTATTATGGAACAGTTAGAAAATGCTGTCACTTCTTCTAGAGGTAAACCAGGAACAAATAAAGCAAATCTAGGGGAATCTTTTACTCAAATGAGAAATCTTTTAGATGATGCTAGTGCTGAAGATTTTTTAAAGAATTTTCCAAAAGAAGAACAAGGTATAATTAAAAATTATATTCAACAGATAAAAGATTTTAGACAAATATATACAACAGCAAGAGAACCTTTTGAAAGAGTGGTAGCTGGTCAAATTGAAAACGTAGATGACATCTTTACAGCTTTAAGTGGTAAATTTAAAGGTGAATCAAAAAAATATGTAGATGAATTAGTAGCACCCTTGCTTCGAAGAATGACTCCTTCAGCAGTCGATGATTTATTAAAAATTACTGGTGGTGATAAAAAACTAGCAGGCGAATTAGTGAAAACTTGGTTTGATGACGCTGTGGCTGCTTCTACGAGAAACATTAAAGAATCAGGTACCGATGTTTTAGATACAGGTAAATTAATGACTCTATTAGGTTTGGGTGGAACTGGTAAAAAAGCAAGAGGAAAGGCTTTCAATCAACTCATAGATATAATGAATGAATCATTACCAGAGTCTCAAAGATTACCTTCTAATTATGTCAGCGATGTTTTAGACATGCTAACAAGACAACAAAATATTAATATTCCAGCAACAGGAACATTCTTAAGAAGAAGTATTGCTATTGGTGGTATGGGTGGTGCGAGAGCGATTACTAATAACCCTGTAGCTAATATATTTAAATACGTTTTAGGTGGTCCCTTAGGTATAGTTGGTTCTGTTATTGGTGTTAGAAACTTTTCTAATTTTTTAACAAGTCCAGATACTTTAAAATTCGCGATTCAAGGTTTTGATTCAACCTTACCGGCTATAAAAAGAAAAACTGCTTGGACTCAATTCTTTAGAGCAGCAATGGGGGAACTAGAACAAAGAGCAAAAGATACAGCTTTAAATACTGAATTAAGAGCACTGGACCCAAGTCTTGATCCAGTTAATGTTGAAAATGCAAAATCAAAAATTGAAAGTTTGTTAGATAATATTCAATTATTTGAAAAAGATACTACGAAAGAACCAGATGTTATTGATGAAATCATTCAACAAACAGATAATTTTAAAACACCTGAGGATCAAAACATATTTTTAGAAGAATTACAGAACATGGAAGACAGCACTAAAGATTCACTACCTCCTCTTCCAGTTCCTTCAGGAGGCACGGTCACCTTTTCAGAACCTCAGGTTAGTAGAGGCGATACAGGAGTCGATGTTATTGCTCCTATTGAGATACCTAAAATAGATGTAGCTTCAATCGGAGGAGGACAAATGGGTGGGATAAATCCACAAACCATGGCTGGCTTAGAATCTGTAGGACTACCCTTGTTCAATGCAGCTGAGGGTGGTATAGTCGATCTCTATGAGTCCAAAAAATTTAAAAAACCACAGGTGGTAGCATAATGGTTAGTTTTAGACAAGCAGAACAAGCTAGTATGAAAGCTCTTCAAGATAGAAGAGAGAAAACACGTCAAGATTTTTTCAAAGGAAGACAAGACGTTTCGCCTAGTCGACTAGATAGGAGACAAATTCAATCTGATTTATATGAAAAATTTAAACAAGAACAAATGAAACCTGTCTTAACTACCTCAGGTAAACCAACAGGGGCGTTTCAATCTATAGTACCAGGTGGACCTACCTTAGCTGACAGAGCTCAAGAACTTGCTTTTAAATATGGCCCAACATTTAAAGAAATAGGAAGTGATATTGGCTATGGCCTAGGAAGCATTGGTAAAGGAATAGGTAATTTTATTGGTAAAGGTGGAGTTATTGGTTCTGTTTTATCTGGACTTTATGATAAGTTTAAAAGTGGAACTCAACAGGGAATAGAAACTGTTGGTGGTCTTTACGATAATTTAAGAAAAACTTTAGGTGGTGGTGAACCACCTGTTGTTAATTATGGAGGAAGTAGTGATATAACAGTGACAGAACAACCTATGTTTCCTTACAACTTTGAAACAACTTTGAAACCAAAACCTGACCCTCTTTTACCAAGTGAAATGTCTCAAGAACAATTTATGGAGTCTTATCCTGAGCTGTATTCAGGAAATCCTTTATTTAAACAACAAAACTTTCAACCAATCAGAGTGAGTGATATGGATATGTCTGGTGTTGTAGCTAGTGAACGTGGTCAAAATTTAATGAGTCAATTACAAAATTTACAGAATTTAGCTCAACAATATAATTTAAATAAAATTCAATTTGATCCGTTCAATCCAAATAGAATAGGATATAAAGATCAATTTATGTATAACAATACTCCTGTAAACTATAATATAGGTATTGGTAATCAAGGGGTAGAGGCTGGTTTAAATTTCGCATTTAAAAAGGGAGGAAGTGTAGACAAATACGCTGGTTTAGGTTATAAACTTAAATAAATGAAATTAATTCAATTTATTATAAATATATTTAAAAGAAAGGTAGAGAAAGATCCCCACGAAGAACACTGGGGAATAGGTGCATCATGATAAAAATTACAGAAGAACTTCGAGCTAGGGTTATCGCCCATGAAGGAATTGTGGACGAATTATATTTAGATTCATTAGGAAAGGCCACTGTGGGCATCGGCCATTTGATACAGCCACATGAGAGAGATAGATTTCCAGAAGGAAAAAAGATTTCTAGAGAAGAAATAGATGAGTTATTTGATATCGATATAAACAGAGCCGCGGCAGGCGCTGACTTATTAGTTGAAGAATGTATTGGAGTCGGACTGGAACTACCTCAACATATTGGTGAAGTGATCGTGGAAATGGTTTTTCAATTGGGAATTCAAGGTGTTAGAAATTTTAAGAAGATGTGGAAAGCGATGAGAGTGAAGGACTGGAAGACAGCATCACTGGAAATGAAGGACTCGAAGTGGCATCAACAGACTCCCAAACGCTGTGAAGAACTAGCTGAAATAGTTGCAAATACATAATTAATTCCCATATAGATTAAAGAACTGCTTTTAAAGGGTTCTTTATTAATGCTCATAGAAGGAGATTATTATGACAACACTAAACTATAATTTAATGCGTTCAATTATTGGGTGGGATCCAAGTTTCTTAGAAGAAGAAGCTTTTGAACAACATTTTCCCCCTTACAACTTATACGAAATAGAAGAAAACAAGATAAAGCTAGACATGGCTTTGGCTGGATATAACAAAGACAAAATTGAAGTCACTGTTAAAGATAGTATTCTTTGTGTTTCTACTAAAAAAATTAACAAAGATTTAAAAGAAAAGTCTTTTATTCATCGAGGAATAGCTGAAAGAAACTTTGAAAGAAAATTCAAACTAGCTGAATTTATGGAAGTGACTGATGCTAAAATGGAAGACGGTCTTTTACAGATTATCTTAGAAAGAATTGTTCCTGAAGAACAGAAACCTAAGAGTATTGAAATAAAGTAAGATTAGGGGCGAAAGCCCCTTTTCCTACAGAGTTCTTCTAATAAAGTTTGGAAAGCGACCTTCTTGTTTAAAGGTCATATAAGCTGCATACCAATCATTTTTGTATTCTGCTTGACAGAATTGTTTAATGGTTTCGTCTTTGTCTTCTTTTACTTTAAAGAAGTTTAAAAAGTGATCCATTGATCTTTTTGTTAAGTTAAACATTTTTATTTTCTCCTTGTGATAGATGTTTTATCCACATCTTAAAAAAAGAGAATTGTTGTTTTCGCACAATAGATATGATAAATTAATAGTTAGAATGATAACGACACAATATACAAGGAAGGTAACTTTGATGTATGTTGCAAAAAGTTTTTAGATTTAGTGGCCCTTGCAAAAACATTATAATTTATTAACAGTCGTTATCGTTCTTTTTAAGCCACTCCGTCAACTGACAGCATCTTTTCTAACTTATTCAAATACCATTGAGCTTTCCTGATATCTTCGATACCATTCTTTTCACGATGTCTGGCCAGATATTTCCATATCTGACCTTTCAAATACCCAATAAACTCATCCTTTGTTAATTGAGATTCAATCGCATCGATTGTTTCAATAGTTTTATTTTTATAATAGTTAGGATTAATTTTATCACTCATTTTGCTTCTCCCCAGTTATTACCAATAGCGACGTCAACCTTAGACGGAACGCTCATTTCTATCGTATTTTCCATAATATCAATGATTTTCTTTTTTGTTTCTGGATCATCTTTTAGACTGATTGCTAATTCATCGTGAATTTGAATCATTGGAGTAATACCTTCTTTATCCAAGTCAATCATTGCTTTCTTTGTTTGATCAGCAGCTGATCCTTGAATTAATCGATTTAAAGCTTTATAGGTCCCTGATCTTTTTAAAGGAGTGTATTCACCATACTCTTCTTTCGCTCTATCCAAAGGATACGCCTTATAAGATCCAAATGCTTTAGGTTCCCATAATTCAAAACGACATCTTCGACCTAAGAAAGTTTTAACAGCACCTCTTTTATTTGCATGATCGGAAACTGCGTCAGCTAACTGTCGAACAAAAGGCACTCTTTCATTATATTGTTTAATCAAAGACTTTCCTTCTTCTGGATCAATCCCTAATTGATCGGATAGTTTGCCTACACCCATACCGTAAAATAGCCCTAAATTTATGGTTTTAGCGCTCTTACGAGGTATATTTCCAATCTCAGCCATGATTGTGTGGAAGTCTGTTTCTTTGTCTTCGTTATAAGCTTTGACAATCTTTTCAGCACCTTCAAGCTTCACGATGTTCGCATAGTGGCTCACGAGTCGTGGCTCTTGCTGAGAGTAGTCGAAAGAACCCCACTTCTCTCCTTCTTCAGGTAAGAACAATCCTCGAACCAAAGAACCAATTTTAATATCGGACTCAGCGTCATCTTTAGCAGGAATTTGCTGAAGGTTAGGATTAGAATAACTAAATCGACCTGTCAGCGTACCACCATTTTCTGTTCGTAACTGATTAATATTCGCATGAATTCTTCCGTTATGCTGATACTTTTCAATCGTATGGAGGAACGTGGTCCGTGCCTTGTTGAAGTTTCTGGCCTGAACAATTGCTTTAGGAACAGGATGAGGATGAAACTCTAAAAAGCTTTTAGTAAAACTAGGATTACCTTTATCTGTTTTTGGATAATCAATTTTACATTGATCAAAGACCGTCGCAATAGAACGAGCAGCCCAAATATCACACTTCAAACTAGTTTCTTTAAAAACAAAATCTAACAGTTCATTTTCTCTTTTAATAAAAGATTTCTCTGCTTTCTTTAATTGTTCTAAATCAACTCTCACGCCTTTCTTTCTCATCTTCATGAGAATAGGAATTAAATCTGTTTCTAAATCAAAAACAGTTTGTAAGTCTTGTTGAGTAATTTCAGGTTTTAGTCGGTCCCATAGCTTTAAACAAAGAACAGCATCTTGTTCAGCATACTCACCTACATATTGAGAAGGTATTTTAAACATCTCACTTTTAGGATTAACACCCCATTGAGCAGCAGTTTCATTTAACAGAAATTCATTTTTACTTTCAGCTAAATATTCTTTTGCCACTGCGTTCAGTGAATAGCTATATTTATTTTCATTAATCAAAGGAGCCGCGATCATCGTATCAATAATACGACCATTCCACTTAACACCTTCAGCTTCTAACCAACCAAAGTCATAGGTGGCGTTATGGGCTATTTTCTCTCCTTCTCCAGAGAGTATTTCATTT